CTGATATGAATACTGAATATAAAGTAGGTATTTCTAATATTAGAGCAGCTGGAACAATTCCAGGATCTGATTATGGAGATTTTACTTTGTCTATTATACCTCTAGATGGTAGAGCACCAGAAACTTGGGAAAATTGTGATTTTAATCCAGCTTCTCCAAGCTATTTTGCAAAACAAATTGGTGATTCTCATGTAGTTGTAGATTCTAATGGTAGGTTGACATATCATGGAAACTTTCCAAATAGATCTAAATGGTGTAGAGTTGGAGATTATCAAAACTTAGAAAATTATCCAAAATCGGTAGTACCGTACGGATATGCATCTTTAGATAATCCAATTCCAGGTGGTACGGCAATACCTTCAGCTTCAATGAAGCTTCAACAAATTGATAATACTAATCAACAAACCTTTCAAGCAGGAGTGTATCATGGACATGATTTCATGGATATTGGAACAGATAATAGAATAAGAGGCAAATATGATAATGATGGAGCAGCTTATCTTTCACCTATTCCAAGTGGAACAGGAACTGGATCTAATGAATGCTTTAGTTTAAATAATGTGTATGGACATGGTGACGCAGCAAATTTACCTGGAAGTCCTTCAACTTATTCAGATTCAACTGAAAAGATAACATTAGCTTTATCTGATATAGGTCAGAGACGGTTTGCAGTTCCTTTTCAATGGGGATTCGACGGTGTAGATCCAGCTTCAAAACCATCTATGGGTAATGATGTAACTACTACTAATGTGATGGGATTTGATTGTTCTACTTCAAGTACTAGTGGAACTACATTATACAAACGAGCTATTAATGCAGTATCTAATCCAGATGAATTCGATATTAATATGTTGGTAATTCCTGGAATTATTCATAGTAAGGATGGTAGTAATTGTCATAATAATGTTACCGAACATGCTATAACTAAGGTGGAAGAAAGAGCAGATTGTTTCTATATAATGGACGGATTCCATTGGGCAGATACTATTTCGCAAGCAGCAAGTGCTCTTGGATCAATAGATACCAATTATGCAGCTACGTATTATCCCTGGGTACAAGTAAATTATGCCATAGAAGGAGGCAATGTGGAACCAATTTGGGTACCACCTTCAGTCGCTTTATCTGGCGTATTTGCTTTTAATGACAGGATAGGTCAAGAATGGTTTGCACCTGCAGGATTAAATAGAGGTGGATTGACTATAACCTCTAAAGCTAAGTTTAAGTTAAATCATGCAGAGAGGGATAAGCTTTATGAAGAAAGAATTAACCCAATTGCAACATTCCCAGGTCAAGGACCGACGGTGTTTGGACAAAAAACATTACAATCCAAACCTTCAGCACTTGATAGGATTAATGTTCGTAGATTGTTAATTAATCTGAAGAAGTTTATCGCTTCAACATCTAAATTCTTGGTGTTTGAACAGAATACAACCGCAACAAGAAATCGTTTCTTGAATACGGTTAATCCATATCTTGAAAATGTACAATCCAATAGTGGTTTGAATGCTTTTAGGGTAGTGATGGATGAATCAAACAATACACCTGATGAAATAGATAGAAATAGGTTAGTTGGACAGATATTTGTTCAACCTACAAGAACTGCTGAGTTCATTGTATTGGACTTTGTTGTCCAACCTACTGGAGCAACCTTTCCAGAATAATAAAATATCTTTATAAGATAACTAAAAGCCCCAGTTTTACTGGGGTTTTTTGTTTTTATAAAAACTTCAAAAAAACTTCTAAAGGATATTATTAATATAAGCGCAATTTTTCATAACCGTTATATTTATTACTGAAAAGAAATCTTATTTAGGAGAAGAAAAGATGCCTGAGTTAATTGACGCAACTGAAATAATGTTTACCCCATTTGAACCGAAAACTAAAAATCGGTATGTCATGTATATCGAAGGTATTCCTGCATACTTGATTAAAACAGCTAGTAGGCCCCAGATTACATTTGAAGAAATAGTATTAGACCATATTAATGTAAAGAGATATATTAAAGGTAAAGGAGAATGGCAACCTTTAGTAGTTACTTTATATGACCCAGTAGTTCCTTCTGCAGCACAGGCAGCAATGGAATGGGTTAGATTATCTCACGAATCAGTAACAGGTAGAGATGGTTATTCAGATTTTTATAAAAAGGATGTATCTTTTAATTTATTAGGTCCAGTTGGTGATGTGGTTGAAGAATGGACATTAAAAGGAGCATGGGTACAAGATGCAAACTTTAATGATTTGGATTTTGCAAATGGAACAGATCCAGTAGATATTGAATTACAATTGCGTTATGATTACGCAATCTTACAATTCTAATTAATAACGGAGAATAAAAATGAGTGAATGGTTAGCACAGAATTGGGAATGGGTTCTTTTAGGATTTTATACAATTGAAAAAATTGTTCGTCTTAGTCCATCTAAGAAGGATGATGTTATTTTTGATATGGTATTAAAACCTATATGGGATACTATATCCAAGAAAAAATAATACAAAATAAAAATTTGTTTGATAAATTTTAGTTATATTTACAATTAGTTATAAATCTTATTAAGGAGAATAACATGCCCGAAACTACGTTTCCGACGGAAATTATCGATCTACCGTCGAAAGGATATTTTTATCCTGAAAAAAGCCCATTATCTAGTGGCCAGGTCGAATTAAAATATATGACAGCTAAAGATGAAGATGTTTTGACATCACAAAATCTTATTGCTAAAGGTGTTGTTTTAGATGTACTTTTAGATAGTTTGATAGTTGATAAAAAAGTCAAAGTTGATGATTTATTGATAGGTGATAAAAATGCTTTATTGATAGCTGCAAGAGTGTTAGCTTATGGTAAACATTATGAGTTTGAAGTTATATCGCCTGTTACTGGAGAACCTACAACACATAATTTGGATTTAACTTCATTGAAGGATGTTATAGTAGATTTTAGTAAGAGAACTAAAGGACAAAATGTATTTGAATTTACTTTACCTACTACAGATAGAGTTATTAAGTATAAATTATTAACTAGTGGTGATGTTGATGCTATTGAAAGACACGCTAAATCATTAAGTAAAGTCAGTGATATAGATAGAACTCTTACTACTAGATTAAAACATATGATACTTGAAGTTGATGGTAATTCAGAACGATCAGTTGTTAATAATTTTGTAGATAATGAATTTTTCGCTGTAGATAGTAGATCTTTTAGAGAATATATTTCAGACAACACCCCCGATATCAATTTAGAAATATTAATTGATGTGGACGGGGAGGAGGTAGAAGTTACCGTCCCGATGACGGTACAGTTTTTTTGGCCTTCCGCCTGAGTATAAAACTCAGATCCACGAACAGATATTTCAACTAACATTTAATTCTAGAGGTTCAATACCGTTTGATCAAGCCTATAATATGCCAGTTTATCTAAGAAGATGGTACATTCAAAGATTAGACAAGGCTTATAAGGAAGAAAAAGAAGCTATAGAAAAATCTCAAAGAAAATCTATAAACCCAAAATTCCCCAAAATTAAAAAATGATTATCTGTATATTTATATATGAATCCCTTAATTTAAGTTTTTAGGAGTCAATCTTGGCTAAATATATAGTAAAAGAAAATAAAATAATTACTGAATTTCTCGGTAGTCTTTTTAAAGCAGTAGCAAAAAGGAAATCTTCAAAAGTTGTAAAAGCTTTATCAAGAGATCCAGTTATGAAAAAACATTTAAAGGCTGCAGATGATATTGGAAAACGTATTGTAACACATATTGAGAAGATGAGAAAAGATGATCCTGAATTGGCAAATAAAATGGATGCTTTAGATAAAATAGTAGGAATGTAATTTAGATATAGTGTATTCTACACTATACAATTAAAAGAAAATAAAACTTATGGCAGACCCAAAATTCACAAAACAACAAGTAGATGATGCAAAAGAACTAAAGAAGTTGCTTCAAGATCAACCTAGATTACTTAGGACTATTTCTGGTATGTGGGAATCTATAAATAAATCTATACAGTTATCTGAATCATCCTCTAAAAAAATAGCTAGTAATAATAAAGATTTTTTAGATATAACAAAACAGGTTTTATCAAATACAAAAGATGTTCATAAAGAAACTGTAGATTGGTCTGATATAAATGATGAAATTCTAAAATCTCAAAAAGCAGGAGATAAAGTTTTAGGAGACCAATATAAACAATTAAATAGGTTACAGAAATCACAGAAAAGATATAATAATTTGGTAAATGCAGGAGCTAACTCTATAAGTAATATGGTGAGTGGTATAGAGAGTACAATTCGTCAAATTCCGTTTATAGGAGATTTTATAGGCGATGCTATAAATTTTGGTGATATAAGCAAAGATATGCAGGATACATTTAGAGAAGGAGCTCAAGTAGTAGGTGGGTTTGTGAAAGAGGGTATATTTGGTGGTTCAGTTGAAGGTTTTACTTCTGGAATGGTAGAAAATGCAGGGTTGGGTAAAATGTTTCTGGGTTCAAAATTTGTTAAGGGATTCAAAAAAATATTTGGTGCAAAAGGTGCAGCAGCAACTGGGGCGACAGCTGCTGGAGTGAATATGGTTGGTCAAAAGCTATTAACTGCAGGAGATGGAGCAGAAGGTGTAGTACAAGGATTTAGTAAAATGAAGTTATTAGGTTTAGGTATTGCCGCAGCTGTAGTTGCAATGGCAGCTGGTATGGCTAAGTTTGCATTTGAAACAGGGCTTTCTGTAGGACAGACCCTTAAACTGAGTCCAGCATTATTAATTAATAAAGGTTATGTTGTAGCGATGGCGGAAGAGTTTGGAACCATCAATGATGTAAATACTAAAATAGCATGGCAACTTAAAAAACAATCATTCTTTTATGGAATAGAAGCAGCTCAAGCAGTAAAGTTATTAAGAATACAAACTGCTTTATCGGATAGTAGTCATGAACAATTAATTAATGTACAGAACACCGTAGCTAACTTTGCTAGAGCTAAAGGAGTATTACCTTCAAAAGTATTTGATGATATAGCAGGCGCTACTGAATTGATGGCAAAACATGCATCTGGAGCAGCTGAAGGATTTATGAAAGCAGCTGTTCATATAAGAGCTATGGGAGTAGGATTGGATGTTGCTGATCAAATATCTACACATTTATTAGATATAGAAGGTTCTATAAATGCACAATTTGAAGCTAATGCAGTTCTCGGTACACAGATGAATTTTGATATGGCACGACGGTTGATGATGCAGAATGACCTTGTAGGAATGATGGAAGAAGTTAAACGACAGATTGGCGATCAAATAGATTTAGAAAAATTAAATGTGGTAGAAAGAAATTTAATTGCTAAAGCTGCAGGAACAGACATTGTTAATTTAACTAAGATGCTTAGTGCTCAGGAAAAGGTATCTGAAGCTGCTACAAAAACAAAGAATGCATTTACTGCTGTATCAGTAGTTGTTATGGGTATAGTAGGTATAATTGCTGGAGCTTTAATGGCTACTAAGGTGTTTGCAAAACAAGGAGCGAAAATATTAGCTGGTGGAATAGCTGGTGGAGTAACAGGCGCAGCAGCTGGTGCTACAATAGTAGCCCCTTTTGTGAACAAAGTAATGCAAAATGATTTTGTTTCTAGACCAGGTATGAATCCAATACCATTTAGTCCTGATGATACAATTATAGGAACAAAAAATCCAGCTGGATTAGGCGGTGGTGGTGGTGGTAATTCTCAGATAGCAATGGCCATTACTAATCAAACAAGAGCAATGAATAAATTAGAACAAACTATCAGTAAAGGACAAGCACAATCAACTCAACAACGACAGAGCATGATTGATGCAACTACAAAAGGTCAAAATAAACTTTATAGAGGATTTACAGAGGGTTAAAGATGGCATTAACAGACTTAAACAGACCAAAATTAAAAAAATATTCACCTAAAGGAGTAACCCAAAAAGGTAGAATTGAAACTGACCTAGGATTAAAGGACTTCTCGTATAGCGATAATACCCATTTAAATTCAAACATAACATTAGTTAAAGTTCCAAAACGCCACAAACCGTCTACAGTTAATTATTTTACAGATCATGATGCTATGGGATTTACTAAAAATATGCAAATTGGTGAAAGTAAATTTATAGGAATTTCTGAAGATTGGAAAAACTATGTATATCCAGATACTTTAGGTCAAGTTCTTGGAATAAAGTCATCTTTTAATATTCATGGTCCTAGAGTTAATTGGTTTCCTAAACCACCACTTGATTCAGCAGCGGTTGAAATACATGCCGAGGGTTTTACTAAATTTTTTAATAGTAAATTAACATCTCAATTTTTAACTCCTATAACAGATACGGAGTCAGGCAAAACATCTCTGAATAAGGTAGGTGATGGAACATTACCATATACATATCCAGTAGTAAGTGGAAATCACCAGGGAACTTTTAGACTTGGAGATACTAGATCTGTTACAGGCTTAGGTAATGTAGATGTAGTTGATTATTTTAGTGGAATTCCAGGTAAATGGGGTAACGCTGGTGGAGAATCTGGAACACATACCTTACCGCTAGGATTTTGGAAGAATATTGGTAAAGATAATACAGAATTACCACATAATTCTAGGTCTCAACTAGCTTATATGGTTACGGAAGGTGACCTGGCTGGTAAGTATGTCTTTGGGTTTGGTCCTCCCACATCAGATATGGCAGTTGATAGTCCTCATATGTGGCAACTTAGTTCTAAATCTATAATTCCAGACGTTCCAAATACGTGGGATGTAAGAGGTCAAACTATGTGGGATCAAATGGGTGAGTATCCCTGGGCTGCGTATAATCAATCAAGTTTACAGTCTAAAGGTGTTAATTTTATGGCTGGAACTAAAAAAGGTAAAACTTTTAATCCAGATCAAGATTTACATCCATATGGATTTACTACAAATATGGGAAAACTAAATTGGCAAACAGGAGACCCAAATACTGGAGTAGCTTCAAGATTAGCAATTCCTATAGATGAAAACGGTGATAGATCTAAGATAAAAATATCAGCAAATTTAGATGGATTGGATGGATATGATTTTCCTTATCCAGGTCAAGGTAGTTGGCATATTAGAAAGCATTACCGTAGAAGATTTACTCCCCCATTACATAACGGAGCCGTAGCTTTGGGTCAATCTGGAACTCATTTCAACTTGGGAGTTCGTTCTAGTGAAGGAGTGGTACCTTTGCCTAATTCATATTCACCTGAAGATTATCCAATTTACTCATCAGTTAATTTAGTGGATGATGACGAAGTAACTAGACTTAATACTATGATAGGAGCATCTACATATAAAGTTCCAAAAATAGGTTCTGAGCTAGCAAGAAAATTTGTACATCCTACAAATGCAGAAGGTGGAACATATGGAAAATTTGGTTATATAAATCATTATTGGGAATGGAAGAACCCTCATAAAATAAGAGAAGAAGCAGGTCATGGTTCATTATTTCCAATTCATCCTATTATTTATAAATCTTTGTTAGATATGGGTGGACCTCATGATGATGTGGGTGATCAGGATTCGTATGTGAGTGGGAAATCTCTTAAAGAAGTTTTTCGTTATAGTGGAAATACTGATAGAAGGCAAGGAGCTGGACCAACTATAGAATTTGTAAGAGGTGGATTGCCGACAGCGCGAGTTAGAGTAGAAGCAGATTTACATAGATTATTTACACTTTTACATGATAGTGGTAATACTGGAAATTTTATATTAGGAAAACAAGCTCTTTTACAGGCATTAAATCCACGAGAGGAAACAAGAGTATTTAATCCATTGAGCTTTGAAGCGAACGCTACAAGAGTAGTAAAATTACAAAGACATATTAGTGCAGAGGGACTTTTGAATACAATAAAAACAAGTATTTTTAATCCTATAAATAGTTTTCTTGACCCAGGTTCAGTATCTCCTGTTACCCTAGGATTATATGAAAGATATGAAGGTTATGATTGGGGACCAAAAAACAGACGAGATAAAGGTAATAAATTAGCGCAGTGGGCTAACGAAAGTTTTGAATCAGAAGAAACTGGAACTGCCGCTGGAACATTTGGAGATAAACTTAAAAAAGGCTTATTGCGAGGACTCACAAAATCATTTACATCAGCCGCAAGTTCAATTACGGGGTATAACTTAGAGAAATCTCCAGAACCACCTTCTAGATATGTAGATTCTCAAAAAACTTATAAAGATCAAGATGGAAATCGTAAAATTAATATAGGGGAAAATAAAAATTCAGGAGTAATTGAAGGGGATAAAAGATTTGCTTCATTGGATTATGATAAATTAAATAAAACTAATGCATATGGCGGACGCACCCATAAAACCGAACTTAGGTCTGGTGGAGAACTTCAAGAATTATATGATAGTGTAAACGGTACTTCTCGAACCAGAGCAAGTAAGAATTTTATGTCCAGACTAAAAGGTAGAATAATTACAGATGATGTAGGAGATCAAGGTAAAGCAGATAAAATTTCGAAACTTACATCGGATTACGGATTAGGGTGGACATCATCTAATCAGGGTGATAGAGTAGATAAAATTAATTTATTTCCATATAGTAAACAAGATCCATCATCTCAAAATTATTACAATTGGATAGGTCGTCCTATTGAAGATTTTATTAAATTTAGATTTAAGGATATGGTAAATGGTAAATTTTTAGTATTTAGAGCAATATTATCTGGTATAAATGATAATATAACTCCAGATTGGTCATCAGAAAGATATATTGGTAGGGCAGATCAAGTTCATGTTTATAAAGGAGCTGACAGAAATATAAGTTTTAACTTTTCTATAGCACCTAAATCAAAAACTGAATTTCCAGCATTAATGGAAAAGTTAAGTTATTTAATGGGATTATGTTACCCAGATTATGATTCACAGAATAGTAATAGAATGGTTCCACCAATGACAGAATTAACAATTGGAAATATATTATATGAAGCTCCTGGATTTTTAAATTCATTGAGTTATACTGTAGAAGAAAGTAGTCCTTGGGAAACACAAAAAGGATTACAATTTCCTAAGTTTATAAATGTAAGTTGTGATTTTAGATATATTGGAAAGGGATTACCACAAAAATATGGACCACATCTAGGAAGTAATTTCAGAGAGTTAAGGGCATTAAATAATCCATTTATTGGTCAAGTTCCACATGGGGAAACGGATCATTACGGTCGATATTCACAACATACTGGGCTCAGTACCTTGGACAGTCCCGTGCTCCCCAAACCCACCAGACCTAACGTACCCTTTACTCCCAACGTAGAGTCTGATTTTCTAGACCCAACAGAATATTCAGGAATGGATGCAGAAATTGATGCAATGGTAGATAGTTTACCTCAGTATAATCAATGGGATCCTCTTCCACCTGTACCTGCCGATCCAATAGATATTTCTGGACATGTAGACAGTGGGACCCTTTCCCACCTTGAATCCCATCTTGGGATAAACAGCCGAGAGATGACTCCTAGTGAACGAAACGCCGTAGATGCCTTAACATACAACAGTCTTACGCTGATGGGAAAAAATTAAATGAGATATAAATTTACAGATAAAAAAATGGACAAGAGATTAAAACAGAAAGTTTTAAAGCCAACCATATATCCAAAAATACCTTTAAGAGATGATGATATCTATATGTTTCCAGATGATTTAGAAAGATGTGAACATTTAGCATTCAAGTTTTACGGTGACCAATCTTTATGGTGGGTAATCGCTCAGGCAAATAATATATTTGATGGTTCTATTTATTTAGATACAAGTAAACAGATAAGAGTTCCTGTAAATATAAGTGGAGTATTGATAGAGTTGGAAAATATAAATAGGTTATTCTAATTATGTCTAATTTCAATCTTAGACCTATACCAAAAGAAATTCGTTATAAACTTTTACAAAAGCAAAAGGCATTCGCACGTCAAAGTATTACAGAATCAACTTCAGCTAATAAATCTTTAGAATTAGGCGATGATTTTCTTCAATTTCATAATAGATCTACTTGGGCACATATGATTGGATTAAGTGTTATATCTGGAGAAGATGATAAAAAGAGAATAGCAATTATTGGAGCAGGTGAGTTAAATCAAGAACCTGGTGCTAATGAACCTTTAATGAAAAGTTCTTTTGATTCAATTTATAGTCCTCTGAAAGATAATAAGAATACACTCTATAGACCAATTTCAGGAATAAAATCAATTTCAACTAGATATGAAGGAGATATAAAATCTCGTAGGGAATGTACAGTTAATTTTACTGTATTTTCATTAGAAGATCTCGATAGACTTTCTCCATATTTTTTTAGAATTGGGACAGAAGTTTTAGTAGAATTTGGATGGAATCAAGCAACTGATACAGATTCATCAATGTTTAATACTTCATTAGGACATAAAATTATTGATATATATAATAAAAGTGGAGTATCAGGATTCAATAATGATAGTGGAGTAATAGACTTATTAAAAGAGAATACTGCTGAAAATTATGAAACAGAAATTTTAAAACATTCTGGAGATTATGAATATGTTTTAGGACAAATTTCTAACTTTGAATATTCGTTGAGAGATGATGGTGGTTTTGATTGTGTAGTAAAGATTCAAACTGT